CAAAGATTTGAAGCCAAATCTCTAATCTTTGTTCATTCAATCTGATAAGCAATCGACAAACGAATCACATTTCGATACCGAACCGGAACCACTTTGCCAATCACACCATGGCCGACACGACGCCCTCCTTCGACGACCTATTTGCCGGTGGTCAGCAGCAGGTCGACTTCTCCGCGCCTGAGGGCGGTATCGCTGCTGTGCTGCCGGTCCCCGACGAGACCGACAATCTTCAGACGACGGCGCGCAAGCTTGCCGCTCTGGCGGCCATTGTGGAACGCGGTAAGAGCCTGGCCGTCCACACCGGCTACGCCGGAGCGGCCCACGCCACCCGGGACCCCGTGGACCTGGCCAAGACATCCATGACGCCCGCCGAGGTGAAGCAATACGAGACATGGGCCCGTGGCATCCGCATGCCTGAGTTCAACTTCGTCACCAACCGAGAGCCCCTTCGCGGTCAGGAGGGAGCCCGTAAACGATACGAGCGACGCGCCCGCGCCATGAATAAGATCTGGAAGACCAATGTTGCAGTGGCAGAGAACGCCATGTTTGTGTCTATTCACCTGACCTACATGGTGCCCCTCGTCGCCGCAGTTTCAAAGATTGAGGCGGCGGAGATGGAACTGGTCGGCGGCTCCAACGACCTCACGGAGATGGAGCTGGCCGAGGTGCAGACCGCTCACAAGATCACATCCATCGCGAGCGCCAATATGAACAGCATGATGGAGCAGATTCGCCGACTGACCTCAAGCATCAACTCATCGAAGGAGATCATTCAGGCGCGGGAGCACGCCATCAAGCGCAAGATCCAGGGGTATAAGCCGAAGAAGGACCCTATTAACGACGCTCGCCAGTACCTCGGGGAGGCCCCAATTGGCGATGAGGTGGACTATCGTGGTGCGACGCGCGGTGCTAGAGAGGACCGTACGGACATGTTGGGAGGTATTCTTGGGGGCACTAACCAGGGTGCGTTGGGCGGCGGCCCAAGCAATCCACAGATCCAGCGCCAGGCGCGCGCCACCGGGGCGCGCCCCACGGCTCCGCCCGTCGAGAAGAGAGCGCGTCGCACCGGGCCGACGCGTGAGGATATCGAGATGGAGTACTAGGGGGCCGGCAACCTGGATGCGCCAACCGGGGTCGCATCTCAGGGGAGCCCACCCTCACAGGGATTAGCCCCTCTCGATACGAGCATGGAGGAGATGGACGCTGCCACCTTTAATTTGCAGCCAATTCGTTCGATTACCGACACCATTCAGCGACAGTGGCTGCGACAGTCACCCTCGGCGGAGCCCATGGTCATCGACCCTCAGACCGCGACCACAGCGGCCGACAGTCTTGTGCCCGACGATTCGATCAGCATGGTTGGCTCAGTGGCCGCCAGCACGGTTACAACTAGGGTCACGCGAGGCCATGCGAAGGGGAGCGCGCATACAGTCACCACCCCGGCGGAGTGGCACGCTTTGACGCGCGAGGACAAGTTGGCGACATGGCTGGCGGTCTGCCCCAACGAGACGGCGGAAGTATTGCGGGCAGATCGGCGGCGTAAGGGTCTTAAGGTAGTCGTGGAGCGCTTGGATCGTTGGTTTGAGCGTGGTGGGGCTGGGTACATGGCAACTCACAAGGCTTGATTTCTTTCCTGTTGATCGATTACTCTTGTACGCACTAGTCAGTCACTCTTTTCAAATGCTCGGAACCACCCTATGGGGGGCGGTCACATTTTACTTGGGGGTGTGACCGTCGCCCGTACCGTGGGTCCCTGTGTTTG